TCTCTAAACCATTTGGTCCATCACCCTCTACATATCCAGATATATAAATAGCTGCAACTGCATTTATAAATGGATTACTTATATTATCTACAAAATCTCTACCATTATCAAATAGTTCTGGAAATATTTTTTTAAATCTATCTTCCCAAAAATCATTTATCTGCCACAATCCATAGTCGACAGAGCCATCACTATTTGGTTTACTTACTCTGTTTTGTGAATAACCTAAACTATAACCACCGTCATGATGTTCAGCTAATGCTACTGCAACTAACTGTTGCATTGCAGATGGATCATCTGTATTTAATACAAACTCTCTTTCATCATTAGGATTATATTCAGATGTAGATAAGTTTTTAGATTTTACATAATTGTCTGCAAATACTAAATAAGAATATAATCTTTCAGGTGTGTATTGTTCTTTATCTGGTTGATCTGGTGCAAATGATAACCCATTAGCCATTATCAACCCTATTATAAATAATCTCACTAACCAATAATATCACTCATCCTGTCAATTGAATAGGTTAAATATGAAAGATTTCTAGCATCTTCATCTGCTTTAGCTTGTGCTTGTATTTCAGGTTGTAATGTCTGTTCTATACGTTCAGCAGTTCTAACTCCTGGACTATCAGGCACTTGTAATTTGCTTTCTGGCATCATTCTTCTTCTTACTAAATCTAAATTTCTATCATACTCAACAGCAGCATTTGCATAGTCTTGTTCTGAATCTTTATAGAAATCCATAAAAGCTGCCATTTCTCCTGTAGTCATATTTGTTCTACCACCTGCTGCACTAATTGCAGTCTGTACTGCTTCTTTAACTGCTAAAGGTCCTGCTGATGGATAAACTAAAGGATATATAATTGGTCTATTTTTATAATCTTCTATTGCTCCTTGTAAGTATGGTCCTACCTTTTCTAACTTATAGTTAGCTTCTGTCATAGCTTCTTTCATTGCTGCTCTTGTTTGTAAACCCCATGTACCTGCTTCTGAATAGTAAGCATCTGGTGATAACATTCCTGCTTGCATTAATTGTAATTGAATAGCTTGTTGTTCATCAGGAGGTAAACTAATCCAATTAATTTTTCCCTCTGCTGGATCTCCAGCAATGTGATCAAATCCTCTATATAAGTTATCTACACCGTAATCACTTACTGTGAATTGTTCTTTAGTATCTTTTGCAAATCCCTCTACAGTAGGTTCTTGTACTTCTGCTTCTATATTTTTAAATATAAAATGATCTGATGGTAAACTTCCAAATACATCTGTATTTCCTATATCTTCAAATAATAATTGTTGTTTATATTGATTAAAACTTTCTGTTCTTTCTGCTTCAGTTGTTCCTGTTAATTGTATAGGAGGTGTGTTTTGACCTATTAGACTTTCTGCTTGTTCTGCTGATAAAAACTCTTGTTTAAAATCTTCAAATTCTCCTGTTATTGGATTTATAGTATATGTCATGTAATAAGTATTACCTGTTGCAACATTAGTTGCTACACCAGATTCATCAACATTATCTTTTAATGAAACGAATGATCCTGGTTTTGGTTTATAAGTGTTTGCATCTTCTGGTTTAATAAATTCTGGATAGTAATATACTTCAGCATCATTAGCACCAAATAATTTAAGTCTTGGTAAAGTATATTGCAATGCTATATTATCTGTTCCACGACTAGAAAATGTTTGTTGGATTGATGGTGAAGTGTAAAATAAAAATCCTGATCCACCTTTTGGTTTAGCTATTATTGCTGCTTTACCTGTTTCGTCAACAAATTCATTAACTTGTTCTTTTAAAAAGTTTCTATAAGTTGATGATTCTTCTGCATTTACAGGACTTACACCAGTAGCTAAATCAACACCACTATTAATTGATTGAACAAAATCTACAGGTAAAGTGTATTTATACCTAGGTCCTGAAAAAGAATAACTTTGATATTCGTTTACAAATTCTGCTTCTCCAGGAATAAAATTTTCTAATACTGATAAAGAATCTTCAACAACTTGAACATTGTCAGCATAAAAAGAATCTAAAGAAGCATTGTTTTCATTGTTATTCATTGCATCATAAACTTCTAAAGTTGTAATTATTTGTGCAATAAATTGAGTATCAGAAATATCTTTAGTAATTAAACTATTCAAATTTGTAATTAAATTGTCATCTATTCGTGAACTACTTGTTAATTGCTCTATTGAACCAGCAGTAGTTTGTGAACCATAAGGCATTTTAATTACACTTCTGTTAGCTAATACTGCTTCTATTAGCGCTTCTTTATATCCATCTTCCATTATGTCTCCATACTATTTGGTAAATACATACCATATTCTGCGTATACATTTTCATCATATATCATATCTTCTAAAAAGTCTTGTCTCTCTGCTATATATGGTAGCAATACTCTTTGTGCAACAAAGTAAAAATCATCATTACGCATAGTTAATCTAGCAATTTCATCTCTTAAAAATTTACGTTCTTTAATATATTTTCTGGAAGATCTCCAACCATCTTGACTATAACCCTCTGCAAATGATTTCTTACTAAACAAATCAAATAAACTTAGAATACGTTTTACATCTTGTCCTACTCTTGTATTAGATAATTTAGGTTCATTTACCCATTTACCTAATTCTTCTACTTGTAATTCTACATTTACAGTTGCAGGTAAACCAACTATAGTTTGGTCATATCCAGGAAACTGTTCTCTAGCATTAATTTGTTGAAGAGATAAGAATCTATTTCTTTTTCTGTTTTGTTGTGGATCATTTATATTAAATATTTCTAATGATTGTACTCTTTGATTCTCCATATAAAACTCACCTAAAGATTGATTTCTTTTAGCTAACCATTCGTCTGCACTAAGTGGTTCTCTTGTTTCATTTATAATTGTATTTATATATGCTTCATAATTAAATGCACCACCTCCACCTTTAGGTATAGCAAATTGTGCTGTAAATCGATAGTCTTTAAATAAATCAGGATTGTTTCTTTCAAACTCTGCTCCCTTTTCATCTACTGGTCTTGGCTCTATAACAATTGATTTAGGTTGTACTATATCTATAGGATTAAAACCAAATCTTTCTATAAAGTGTTTTGTCGCTCCATAGTTATCTCCTGGCGCAAACTCTAATTGATTAGTTCCCTCTATAGTAGGAGGTGTATCTAAAATCTATCTATAGTAATCTGACAAAGATTGCATTGCCCATACTGTTCCATTATTCTTTGGATCATGTATTTCGTACCTAGCATTTAATCCAGTAGGTCCAATAAATTGTGAAAACGCTTTTACCATTGTTAACCAAGCGCTAGTTGTTTTTGCTCTCTGCATTAACTCTGCTTGTTTTTCTGGTGTACTGTCATCTTCTCCATTTGCTTTTAACAATCTATATACGTCTATTTGTGAATTTATTTGTACACGTTTAATTTCATCTGTAGGTGCGTCTGTACCATCTTCTTGAAAACCTCTAATAGCTCTCCAGGCATTTCTCATCCACGCTGGAATACCTGCTGATCTAATAAAGTCTCCTGCGTTCTGTACGTCAGGTAAACCATAAGGAAAGACAACTTTTTTAAAATTATCAAATGTAGGATTACCTCCAAGAAATGCAGAGAAAGGTATAGCTACCATAGGTCCTACACCTGGTATTACATTTAATGCTAAGTTAAGAGAACTAGCATAACCAGGTAATCTAATGTCTGCTTTCCTATCTTCTCCTAATGCTAGATTACTAACTAACTCACCACTAAATGGATAATAAAATACTTCTTCACCAGTAACATCATCTTGTGCTAAAAATCCCTCTCCCTCTACAGGACTAAATGGATTTTCTTTTCTTGCTGCATTAACTACGTTTTGTCCTTTTCTAATTACTTCTGGATTTTCTGCTATTAGTTTTGCCCAGGTAGTCATAATTTCTTTATATGCTTGTCCGAATGGAAATATAGCACGCATGTTGTAAAAGAATTTATTATTTTTAGATAAGTCATACAGTAAATCTTCTACACCTTGTAATGCAACTGCTTTAGCAACTGTGTCTATTTGGTCAAAAGATGTTGCGTCATTTGTAAAACCTGATGCTTTGTATAATTTATTTCTTTCTCCATAATATTGTTCTTTTCTTCTTTCAAATTTTCTTTCTATGTTCAATTCTAATTTATCTAATCTCTCATTTATTTGTCCTCTAATATTATCTACTTGTGATTTCTTTTTATTTAAAGCTGCTGTGTGATCTTGTAAAACTTCAGTTGCTGCATCTATAAACTTTTGTCCTTTTTCTAATTCTGCTTCAAAAAACTTTACATTTGCTTCTCCTAAATTGTTGGCAATTTCATCTCCTTTTTCATTAAATTCTTTATTTAATTTTTTCCAAGCGCTTTTCTTTTGTGCCTTTGTAGTTTCTAAAAATGCTTCTAATTCAGGAACTGCATCAAAATATCCATCTTTAACATTTTGTCTTAACTCTGCAAGAGTTTCTGAATACAAATTATTCCACTCTGTTTCAGTAATTTTTATATTATCTAAGTCATTAAATAATACTGATAGCTCCATATCCCCAAATTTATCTGATGCACCTCTTTCATATATGTCTCTCAATACTTCATACTCTTGTACATATTCATTAGTTTCAAATTTTGGAGTTTCTCGTGCAACATAATTATCTAATCTATCTTGCATATTTTTTATATTTCTATTTATTCTGCTGATAGAACCTCTAAGACGATTGATGGTAGTAGGCATCTTTGGTTTATTTTTACGAGGAGAGTAAGTCTGTATACCTGCTTTTTTCTTAGCATAGCCCAGTAATTCGTGTTCAAAGTTGTCTGCTGGATAACGAGCTTCCATGTTACTTAATTTGTGTTCACGCTCACTACCAATTATTTTTAATTCTTTTTCACGCAACTCATCTATCTTTTTATCATATTTTATTTTTCTTTGAGGAGATATTTTTCTTGATTTCTTTCCTTGTTTAACAATTAAATCTTCACTTATATCATAATCAGCAAACATACCCAAAGAATATTTTTGACCTTTACCTAACCAATATTTATTACCTTGAAACTCTTCTAGTTCATTTAAGTATTCTCTTTTTATTTTTGTAAATTCTTTTTGTAATTTATTAATGTCTTTTTGAAAATCTACAGATACATTACCTGCTGCTGCATCTATTTCATCTAACTTTTTAATTTCCTTTTTAAACATATCTAAATTAATAGTTGTATCTTGTTTACGTAATTGTTGAGGTGTAAATCTCAATTTTGCCCATAAATTTTCATCTGGAATGTTAGCTCTATTTGCTCCTTTTATATTTACAAATCTACCCTCCGTGTAAATGGTTCCACCATAAAGTAATCTTTGTCTCATACCAGGACTCATAAAAGGCAACATATCATAAACTTGTCTCCAATACAATTGTCTAAATACTGGAGATCTTGATAGTGTATCTGTTTTAGATGCCATAAAGAAATCAAAACCTTTAGCTGTCATCTGATCCCATTTATTAGTTGCATCCATGTATGAGTCAAATGGTGCAGATATATATTGTGGTAAATCCTCAAATACGTCATCTAAGGTTTTAACTAGTGATTTAAAGTTTTCTGCTTTAACGCCTGATTGTTTTTTAAATAATTTACTACCTTTAGATACTAATTCTTTAAATACATCATCTAATTCAACACCATCAACAGTTCCACTTTTAATCATATTAATTAAAGTATCGTTAGCTTTTAATTTAGAACTAATAGTAAATGGATTATCACGTACTAAATTTATTTCATTTATATTATTTATATCTATTAACTTTTCTAACAATGCTCTGTTTTCATTAAAATCTCCGCCAGCAGCACCTACAGCTCTTGCTTCTATTGCTTTAGCAAATGTGTACCTACCACCAACAGAACCTGCGGCTCTTCTAAATTGTGGACCACCTCTGTTATAAGATTTACTTATGTCTTTAGCTGCATCAGAACTACCCTCCATCCATTCTTGCAATCTTTGTTGTTGTTGTGGTTTAGTTAATAGTTCACCTGAATTACTTCTGTATAAAAATTTAAATAAGTCATCATGATGCAATTTAGATATTTCAGATAAATAGTTTCTTAAATACTCGTTGTATTCCCCTGTTCTAACTCCGCTAGATCCTTTTCTTACAATATCTGCTTTGTTTAACACTTTGTATTTAAAAGGTCCAGGTTTTTTTTGTCCTTTACGTTCTCCACCAAATATATAATCGTTATTATTATTTCCTGCAATTCTTGATGCAGCTTGTTGTGCTTCTATAGAATCATCAAACGCATCTCCAAATAAATCATTGTATGTAACACCTTTAGAGTTCCATCTTTTAACTTTTGCTGCATCATCACTATTAGTAATAAATTGTGATACCCACGACATAGGACGGCTAAATATATTATCGTAACCTCTAGCATACATTCTTAATTGCTCTTCACCAACAACACGTACTGTCCATGCACCTCTTAATAAAACTAATGGTTTCCAAACATTTGACATGTAGTAATCTGCAAGTTTTGAACTAACCCCTTGAACTGAATTTTTATCGCCAAGTAATTTGTATAATTTACCTGTGTCTAATGCTTCATCTGGTCCTTTAAATAAATCAGGAACCATAGCACGTAATATACCCATACTGTTAAATGCTTTTGTTAAACCAGCAGCATCAGGTAATGGAATGCTTCTGTTTATAAACTGTGTCATAAGTTGTGGTCCTGGAGTCATTGTTGGTTTGCCATCTATAATTGTTGGTACAAAGTTAGTACCAGTTGCTACCTCTTCTCCAGTTACTGCATTAATCCAAAATTTTCTATACTCTGGTAACTCTTCATCAAATATTCTTGTTATAGCTTCTGCGTCTCTACGATTGACACCAGCACTATCTACTAAATCTTCTACAGACCTAGCTAACATATCTTTAGTTATGTCAAACAAAGCTGCTTCATCTCCATCATCTATTCGTATCATTTGATCTAATATTTCTGATTTATCTTTTGTTGTCATAGTTGTCTGGTCCATCCATAATTTTGATTGATTTAGTGTTTGATCCATTTGATCTACATCTAAAAATCTATAAGGTAAGTCAGATGCGTAAGAAGCAAGTATTCTACCTACTCTTGAATTTTCCATCATACTAGCTTTAATAATTTTTCTTGCTCCAAACAATTTTCCTGCACCCTCTAATCCAGGATCTAATCCTCTACCAATTAATGTTTCTGCTAATCCACCTGCTGCTCTTCCTATGGCACCAACTGTTGGTCTTTCCATTCCAAAACTATCTGGACCTCTAAAAGGATTTCCTAGATATTTATCATTTAAAAGACCACGAATAGCTTTCTTTTTATTTTCTAATGGTCTTTTTGATATTTGTATTTTTCTAAAATCTGCTAATATTTCTTTATCACTAATACCAGATAATGTCATAAATCTATGTGTATTGTCGTTAGTTGCTAAAAAGTTTATAAACTCTTCTCCAGCATCATCATTGTCTAAAAAATCATTAACTTGTTTTTTATTAACAAAATTAAACTTACCTGTTTCGTATATTCCTAAAGTTTTTTTCTGTGCTTGTGTAAACTCACCAGAACCTTTTACCCCTTGTATACCTTTCTTTTTTAATGATGCAATTAATTCTTCTGACGGTGCTAACAATCTTTTTGATTTAGTTAAGTGTTTAATACCTAATCCAAAATAGTTTGCAGGATCTAAAAACATTACCTTACCCATATCTATTAGTCCTGATACTGCATTAAAACTTCTACTTCCTGGTTCTAGGACTAAGTTTGCAGTAGCACGACCAAGTGATATAGGCATAGCTACATCTCTACCATCTGATCCTCTAGTTGTTATAGTAAATTGTCCTGATTCTTCTTGTGATCTTTGGTCTATATCAGTTATAGGATCTCCAAGATAATCATTAATTTGTTGTGCTGCTCTATCAGGTGCCATACCTTTTTGCACCATATATTGATATTCTTCATAAAATTTAGAGTTAGGATTTTGTGCATCAAACTCATCACTATCAGGTAAAAACCCCTCGCCTAAATTAACACGTTTACCTTGTCTTAAATTATTGACTGCTTGTCTAACTGTTGATTTACCTGACAATGCGTATGCATCTTGAAATGTTAAATTCTCTGCTTGATCTCCAAATGTAGAAGCTATAAAAGAGTTTATAGGTCTATCTACCCAACTTCTATATGCATCTTCTAATCCAAGTAAACCTAATCTAATTCCTGCTTTAAAACCATTACCTACTTTAGATAATATTCCTCTTTGATTGTGTTCAGCAATACGTGAAGCTACTTCTCCTAATACTTCTGATTCTGGTTTTACTTGCAGTAATGTTAAAGCTGATACTACATCAGGAGAAAAATTTGGATATAACCTTGATATTTGTGTAGCACGTGTAGCATCATTTAGAGTAACACGGTCTCTTGTTTGTTTATATTGATTCTGTCTATTATAAATTTCTTCGTATAAATCTCGCTCTTGAGAGGGATTGTCAAAATAAAATACACCCATTATTTATGGTGCAATATCATCAGGACTTTGTTTATAAGCAGAACCTTGGCTCATCAACAATGACAATAATTCATCAGTTGGAAATATATCTGCCATAGCTCTAATAAGCATCATAGAATCATCTTCTAAGTATGACTGTTTAGGTATACCAGTTTCAGTAACTGGCATGTCTGGATAATTTGTAGGTGCTGTTAAATCAAAATCTTCTACTGGATTTATAGCAACAGGTGCATTATCTGCTGGTAACATTCCACTTGTATTAGATGCTTCTGCTGCAACATTTCCTTGTTGTACTTGATTTACTAATGCCGACTCTGCACCCATAGGTGCTTCACTTAACATTTCTCTTGCATCTGTAGCCGTAACGTTTAGATCAGTTCTTTTTGATAAAGCTCCTGGTCCACTTACTGCACCACCTCTTCTACCTTTATTCCTAGAAGATCCATTCGCCATTGTCATCTCCCTCTTCATCTATAATTGGTTTAAATAATATTAAAAATCCTGGTAAAGGTATGATGTCTGGTTCTTGTCCAAACGCATTTAAATTGTTCATCCATACATCACTTAATGTACTTTTGACCATACTATCAAATTCTACTTCAACATACTCTCTATCCAAGAGGACCTCCTCCACCTGGTAATGGACCTCCTCCGCCTTGTAATGGACCTCCTCCACCTTGTAATAACAATGACCTTATATCTGGTGTAGGTCCTTGTGGCATTGGTGGTTGTCCTGGTATCTGTGCTTGACCTAATTCATCAAGCAATGCTTGTTCATCAGGAGATACTTGTTCCTCTGGTGTGTAAAATTTATCTAATATACTTGACATCTCTGATGGACTCTTTCTTATTTGTACTAATGCCATTGTAGCTTTAGCATCACCTTGTGTCGCTTGAACTTTTAATGTTTCAAACAATACTTGTTCTGCTTCATCTTTAGTAATCCTATTATTTATTTTTTGTAAATTTTCTAATCCATCCATATTTTCTTGTAAAGTTTCTTTATCTATAATTCCTGCTTGTAACAATTGTAAACCAGAAACAATTTTAGTTGGCTCATCAAATCCTGCCATAACACCATATACTCTACGTGTTGCATATTGACCACCTATATCTGTACTTGGTTCATACTGTTCTGAAAAAGCAGCTCCATTTGCATAACCACTAAGTGGTTTCTTTTTATTTTTATTTAAAACTTCATCCATCTCTAAACGTTTAGAATCTATTTCTTCCATTGCTGTTTTTAGTGATAATTGATATTCTCTTACGTTTAAATCAACGGATGACATTAACTCTTGTAAACCTCTACCAGTAACAAATGAATTAGGAGATTGTGCATCATCTGTAACTGGATAACTTGCACCTAATCTTAATTGTCTTTCTAACCTATCTATTTGTTGAAACATTTGATACGGCAAGTTATTAGTTGGTTTTGCAACTTGACTACCTGGAGATAAATAGTTTATAGCAAATCTACCTCTTTTGTAATTTCCTGATTCTATTTCTCCAACAATATTTGTTTCTGTAAATACTGCATCTTCCATAGCTATAATTGATAAAACATTTATTTTTGCCATAGCTGACATAAGTCCTAATACATGATCGTATTGTCCTTGTAGTCTGTCAAAACTAAATCTTTTAGCAATTACAAATCTTGGTCCTGTTTGTAATGGATTAGGTGTAAAATCTAATATTTGTTTAGTAGCTGGTAAATATACATAAGTACCCTCTTCGTTGTAATACTCTATTAACTCTTCACCATCAGAACTATTGTTTTCCCAATTTCTTGAATGAACATCTTTGTACA